TGCGCGACGTCTGTAAGGGTTCGGAAACCATTAAGGCTGTCGGTGATCAGTACCTGCCTCGACCGAATGCTTCGGACACCAGCAAGGACAACAAGGATCGCTACGATGCGTACAAGAAACGCGCCGTGTTCTACAACGCAACGGGCCGGACAAAACACAGTCTAGTGGGTGCAGTGTTCCGCACCTGGCCAACGCTGACCGTCCCCGGCGCACTCGACTACGTGTCGAAGGACATCGACGGGCAGGGCGTGAGCATCTACCAGCAGTCGCAATCGGTCATCGGGCATCTGCTAGAAGTCGGCCGTCACGGGCTGCTGGTGGATTACGCGGCTGTCGTAGCCGGCTCGGTGAGCAAGGCAGACGAACAAGCAGGTCGGGCCCGGGCGAACATCGCTAGCTACCCGGCCGAGGCGATCATTAACTGGAGGACTCGCCAAGTCGGCGGCCAGCAACTGCTGAGCTTGGCCGTGCTGCGCGAGACTGTCGATGTCGATACCGATGACGGGTTTGGCAGCGAACAGGTTGTTCAGTTTCGAGTGCTGCGCCTGGATGCCGCCGGCGTCTACACGCAGGAAGTGTGGGAGGAGAGTTCCAGTGAAACGGGAATGATCATCGCGCCCTTCACTCCACTGAATGGTCTAGGCCAGCCTTGGCGAGTGATTCCGTTTCAGTTCCTGGGCAGCGAGAACAACGACACCAGCATCGACGACTCACCGCTGTACGACATGGCCGAAGTGAACATCGGCCATTATCGAAACAGCGCGGACTACGAAGAGGCGGCCTACCTGGTTGGCCAGCCTCAGCCATGGATGGCGGGACTCGATGAACAGTGGCGCGACCACATGGAGAAGGGCGGCATCTTCCTCGGCTCCCGTGCGCCTTGGCTGCTTCCGGTCAACGGTTCGTGCGGTGTGTGGCAGGCTCAGCCTAACACCGTCGCGAAAGAGGCCATGGACAGTAAGAAAGAGGACATGGTGTCGCTCGGCGCGAGGCTGATCGAGCGAGGCAGTGCGGTAAAGACCGCGACCCAAGCCGACAACGACAGCGCCGCCGAACACAGTGTCCTGTCGTTGGTGGTGAGCAACGTCAGCGAGGCTTACAGCCAGTGTCTGGTCTGGATGGCTGAGTTTGTAAATGCCACGGGCGAAACGCTCTACAAGCTCAATCAGGACTTCAGTCAGATCACTCTGGACGCGACGATCCTCTCTGCACTGTTCAACGCAGTGCAGGGCGGCAAGCTGCCGGCGGGCGACTTCTGGCAGTACTTGCGCGATCGAGGGGTTATCGATCCTGAGAAGACAGACGACCAGATCCGCGACGAACTGGAAGCAGAGAATCCGGTGATCGACCTGGATGACGACGAGGTAATTCCGAATGGCGGCAAACCAAGCGATCCTTGATGCCACGATTCGGCACGCAGTTTTCCTAGAGCAACTGAAGTCGGGGGAGGTCGCCAAGTTCGGGCCTTTCCTCAAGGAAATTGATCGCTCGATCCGTGAGCGGCTGACCCGGACTGATCTGACGGATTACACCGTCGCTCGGTTGGAGCGGTTGCTGAGCGAGGTCGATAGCCTGCTGCTGGGCATCTTCAACCGCTACAGCGACAAGCTGAACCTCGACCTGATCGACATTGCGAACTACGAGGCCGAGTTCGAAGCGACCAGCCTGACCCGGGCGGCACCGGCGGGCGTATCGTTTGACGCTGCAGTGCCTGGTGCTGCGGCGATCCGGGCAGCGATCCTCACCAACCCGCTCAGCGTGCGTGGTGCGGACGGCGGGAAGCTGCTCGAATCGTTTATTGATGGCTTCACCACCACCGAGCGGCAGCGCATCACTGGTGCGATCAGGCAGGGCTTCTTCGAAGGCCAGACTAACTTCCAAATCATCAAGAATATTCGCGGGACCAAAGCGCTCCAGTACAACGACGGCATCCTTGCCACAACCAACCGCAATGCCGGCGCCATCGTGCGGACGGCGGTGCAGCACGTCGCCACCCAGGCGCGCATGGAGACGCTGAAAGAGAACTCTGATGTTGTTCAGGCGGTGGAGTGGGTCAGCACCCTGGACTCAAAGACGACCGCCGTGTGCCGGTCGCTGGATAAGAAACGCTTCAAGCTGACCGAAGGGCCGCGGCCGCCGATCCACATCAACTGTCGCTCGACGGTGGTTGCGGTGACCCGCTTCAGCGCTCTGTTCGCCAAGGACGCCACGCGGGCATCCATCGGCGATGGCGGCGCCATGCAGGTGAGGGCAGACCTCAACTACTACGACTGGCTCAAGCAGCAGCCGGCCGCGTTTCAGGACAAGGCTATTGGTCCAGTCCGCGCCAAGTTGTTCCGAGATGGAGGCCTGAGCGTCGAACGGTTCTCCGAGCTGCAGCTTGATCGTAACTTTTCAGCGCTCACCCTTGATCAGATGAAGGCTCTTGAGCCGCTGGCGTTCGAGCGAGCGGGGATCAGTTAGTATGAGAGCGACGGCAGCCAACTTTTGGGTATGTGGTAGATGCTCACCCCATCCTTGAGTTAGTCTCTCTCCTCAACTCAGGAGGGCGTATGGACGACCAAGAATTAGATGACGAAATGGAATTTGATCGGCCCTGCGCCAATGACGATGGAGCAGTTGGGGCGGTAGAGCGCCAGACGGACGATGGCAAGAAGTGGTACTGCACTGATTGCGATTTAGAAGGTCGCTACCACTGAAATCCAATTAGATCAGAAAAGTAGAAATAGAACCCTGGCATGCGCCGGGGTTTTTTATGCGCGCGATTCACACAAGCCTCGTCAATGACGGGGCTTTTTCATATCTGCGGGCAGGGCCTGCAAGTCGTCTCTGGGAGACAAAAAAATGGGTTTGAAATATCAGCTGGACACTCTGGATGGTCTCGATGACTCCGTGCGCAATCTCTACACCGAGAAGGACGGCAAGTTTATCCTCGGTATTGAAGGCCTTCCACAGCCGGAGGATGTCTCGGGCTTGAAATCCAAGGTCCAGGAGCTTCTGGACGAGAAGAAGGCTGCCGACAAGGCTCGCAAGGACGCCGAAGACCAGGCCCGCCTGGAGCGCGAAGAGAATGCCCGCAAGTCCGGCAACGTCGAAGAGCTCGAAAAGTCCTGGTCCGAGAAGTACACCCGCCGCGAAGCGGAGCTGAACGGCATGCTGGAACAGGAGCGTGGAACGCTGAGTACTCAGATCCGGGATCTGACTGTCGGCCGTACCGCTACTGATATCGCGTCTGCCTTGGCAATCCCAGGCAGCGCCAAAGCCCTGCTGCCGCACATCGAACGCCGTTTGAGCGTCGAGCAGCGCGACGGGAAGCCTGTTGTGGTCGTGCTCGACCAGCAGGGCAAGCTCTCGGCGGCAACGCTGGATGAGTTGAAAGCAGAATTCGCAAACGACGTGGCCTTCGCGCCACTGATCGCGGGTAGCAAGGCATCTGGTGGCGGGGCCAACGGTGCTGGGAATGGCGGCGGGGCCGCGAAAGGCAACATCGGCGGCACCAAGACGGAACGCGCTGCGGCTATTGCCAGCAGGTTCCCGGATCTCCCTCTCAAATAAAGGATTCACTTTATGTCCCTCGCACAAATGCAGGTTTTCAACGACTTCGTCATGCCCGCCACGCTGGAAAGCCTGGATCAGATGCTTGCGGCGTTTAACGCTGCCAGCAATGGCGCGATCATCCTGTCCCCGGACGGCTTCACTGGCGACTTCCTGCAAGAGTCTTTTTTCAGCGCTCTGGGTGGCGCTCAGCGACGCGTGGATCGCAACGCAGCCAACGGCGCGGCGTCGGTTACCGACCTGACTGAACTGAAAAACACCACCGTGAAGGTTGCCGGCGGTTTCGGCCCGCTACGTTACGAGCCTTCGCAGATGACCTGGCTGGAACGCCCGACCGTGCAAGGCATCGAGGTCGCTTCGCGTGCCTTCGCTGAAGTTCTGCTGAAAGATCAGCTGAACACTGCCATTGCCGCGCTGGTTGCCGCGATCACTGCGCAGGCAGCCGCCACTAACGATGTCTCGGCCACCGCCGGTATCACTCAAGCCGCGCTGAACAACTCGCACGCCAAGTTCGGAGATGCCTCGCAGAACCTGATTGCTCAGGTCATGCAGGGCAGCACCTACCACAAGCTGGTAGGTCAGAACCTGGTCAACGCTGCGCAGCTGTTCCAGGCAGGCAACGTTCGCGTTGTCGACATCCTCGGCAAAATCTCCGTCGTTACCGATGCCCCGGCATTGGCTCAGGCTGGTACTCCGAACAAAGAAATCATCCTGTCCCTGGCGGCTGGCGCTGCGTTGGTTCACGACAACCGCGACATCATTTCGAACGTTCAGACCGTTAACGGCAAAGAGCGCATCGAGACCACCATCCAGACCGACTACACCTTCGGCCTGGGCCTGAAGGGTTACACCTGGGATACCACCAACGGTGGCAAGTCTCCGTCCAACGCGGCGCTGGCCACCGGTACCAACTGGGACAAGACCGCCACCAGTATCAAGGACACCGCCGGTGTTGCATTGATTGGCGATGCCTCCAAGTAATCCCTGATGGCTGAGTCGGGCTTGCGTCCGGCTCAGCGAGGACATGATTATGAGCAACAAGAACATCTGGTATCTCCCGGGGCCGTTTCACCGGTACCAGGAAGACGTGAAAGCGCTGGCCAAGGAAGCAGGCTTGCGCATCATCGACGCGAACGTGACTGATGACCGTGGTGGTGAAGCCGAGAACACTCCCGAAGTGACGCTGAAGGAAGGGGCGGTGCCGGTGGTTGTTATTGGCGGCAATCAGAGCGAATTGGAAGAGTTGATCGGCAAGCTGCGCGCTGAAAGCGATACCATTCGTGTGCTGGTCGATGGCCTGGAATCCGGCGAAATCCAGAAGCCGGAAGCTGGTGAGCTGGCGATCCGGCTGTACGATGCGCTGGATCACATCCGCACCAAGGTTGGCGAGTTGGCCAGTAGCCGTGATCTCCTCGCGGCGGACAACGATAGTTTGCGCAGCGAACTCGAAGCGCTGAAGCCAGGCGAGGGGCAGGAAGTCGAAGCCCTGAAGGCCAAGCTCAATGCGGCCAACGTGACCTACCGGGCCAATGCCTCGAAAGAATCATTGGAAAGGCTCGTCGCTGATCTGCCCCAGGCGTGATACTGCTGGCTGTCGCTAACCCGGCAGCCAATCATTCAAAGCTCAATCCAGCGAGTTGATCCATGACACTCATCATCGAGGACGGTACCGGTAAGCCTGACGCCGAAAGCTACGCATCTGCCGAGGATCTGGTCATGTACGCCGTGAAGTTCGGTGTGACCATCCCAGCTGACGAGCCAACGCAAGACGCACTGCTGCGCCGGGCCGCGCTGGCAATGGATGGCATGACGTGGAAGGGGCGCAAGACCAGCAGCGATCAAGCATTGGCCTGGCCACGCCGCGGGGTTGAGTTGGATTGTGAGATCAAGCCCGACAACTACCTGCCAGCGCGAATCCAGTACGGCCAGATGGCCTTGGCTGCTGAGATTTATCAGGACGATATCGACCCGATCGAGAAGCGCAAAGGCGCGGTAACTCTGGAGCGTGTCGAGGGCGCGGTAACTCGCGAGTACGCGACGATCCCGAACACCAGCGGCCGTCTGTTGCCGGCGGCGCCGGATCGGCCGAGCGCAACACAGTTCGCTGACTACCTGCTGAAGCGGGGCTTGTTTGCGGTACGGGCTTGATTCGAGAGTTGACGAAGTACGGTGATGATGGCACTTTGATTGCGTCTGACGCTATAGATCCGCAAACCGGTGGATTGATGCCCAGACCATCCAAGTAACTAAGGGTTATCGGAAATGATCAAAAGCACGACAAAATTCAAAGTTGACTCAATTCTTTTCAATGATGGCTCGTTCGCTATCGCGAAGGGCTACTGGGAAGGCAAAAGAGAGCCAAGTGTTGCATGCCGCTGGCATGAAGAAGATGGTATTGGTTACCCACAGACATTTGGTAAGTCTCAGTGGATGGTATTGCCTTCTGTTGGTGTTGACATCCTGAGCGCGCTGAATCCTCAACAGACGAAAGTCGTTTTGACATTCGGATAAGCTGAGAACAATAAAGAGCCCAGCCATCGAGCTGGGCTTTTTGCATCTGGAGCCACCATGGCCTTCTACGACGAAATGGCCGTGATGGCTCTGGAGATGATCACAGAGTTCGGCCAGCCCGTGATCATTCGGGCCACCACCGTCGGCGAGTACGACCCGGATACCGGGACCGCGCCGCCCGACACCACCACCGAGCAAACCGCCCAAGGCATTCTGCTCGACTTCACCGGTCAAGAATTTCAGAGCAACAGCCTCATCAAGCAGGGCGACAAGAAACTCAAGATCGCCGCGCAGGGACTTGAGTGGGTGCCTGATCTACTGAACAAAGTCATCGCTCAAGGCCGTACCTGGTCAATTGTCCCTCCACTGAAAGCGATCAATCCTGCCGGTACGCCGATTCTGTATGAACTGCAGGTTCGGTCATGAACAAGTATTCCGGGCTCAATGGCAGCTTCGCCGAGAATATCCGGCAGTTTGCCGAACAAGCAAAAGAAGCGATTGATGCGACCGTGCGCGAGATCGTCATCGAAATCGGCAGCAGCGTTATACGTATGTCGCCGGTAGGCAATCCGGAGATTTGGGCGGCAAACGTCGCGCACCGGTCGGCCAACACCCGGGCAGCCGATGACTATGACTTCAACGTGGCGGTCCGCAATACGGTCATCAATCTGACCGACAGCAATTTCACCAAGTCGGGCAACCTGAAGAAGGA